AGTCCTTAAACTGATTAAATGCGTTTACGTCTGTCTTACCGCCTATTCCTGTCATGAACGCTATACGCTCATTAGGATGGTTGATCCACTCAACTGTGAATGCTGTCTGGATCTTGTTCTCTTCATCAACTAAAACTAATAATACCTGTCTGCCTTCAACTAGCATTACTTTTAACTGATCTAGGTTATACTCGCCAGCGGAATGCACCATCGCACTTGCCAGCATATGCTCTACTTCACCCCAAGTTTGTTGTATGTGAGTAGATGGAACTATTCTTAAATTTAACATTATCCTACAACTAAGTATTTGTAAGTCTTATCTGCAGTATCGTTAGCAAAGTGAGATACTGTTGCCTGACCTTTTGTTTGTGAACTAATGTAAATATTGTCACTAGATAGTGGTGCAATGTATTGCATAGTTACGATGGCAGCAGGAATAGCAGGTCTAGGAATAACAGCATCAGCAGGATATGACTCTAAAGCAACCAATGTGCTAGATGTAGTACCTGCAACCTCAACATAGTCACCAGCCTGTAATTCTACAAATATATTTACTGTGCCAACTACATGACTCCAGTCTGTTGATGATTTTCTAGCTGGAATATCAAAGCGGCTTGCACTTCTAGGCACGTCTGTTCCATTTACTCTAAACCATACGTCAGCATATTGAGCCACGTTGTCTTGGTTTACTAACTGCAATGAGAACTGCACGTTATAAATTCCATAGTTGCGTACATATAAACGTGATGAGCTTGCTAAATAAACACCACTAGACTCTTCTGTCGTGTCATAAACAACAACTGCAGTAGAACCTACGCTTGGAGCTGTTTGGTCTGTGTTGTTACTAAATGACCCATAAGGTGCTGCATCACTTTCTGCCGCATCAGTAGATGGTGATAACAGGATGATTGAGTCGTAACCAATACGCTCGTTATAGATTGTAGTAGTTGTAGCCCAACCTGTATTTAATGTAACGTAACCAACATTATTTGACTTGCCATCCATTAAATTGTTCACTACCTCAGATATTTCACGAGGCTGTGCGCCAGCAGGATTAAGCTTTCTGTATTGTTGATTAACGATTGTCATCTAGTGCCTTGTTGTTGAGCATCGACATCTATTGCAATTGCGTTAGTCCACAAGCCATTAGGCACAATCTTAAATCTATGGTAACGGCCAGCAGATCGCATTGATACTCTACCTTCAGATGTCATTGGTACTGCAGATCCAAAGTTAATTGGATCGTCTAATTCTTTACGAGATGCAACTGCTACTGTGCAAGATCCGTTATCAATCTGTGGCCTTGTTAGCGTAACTACAGAATTATAACCTTGCTCAATATCGCTAGTAATTAAACTAGGTGTAGCGTAAGCGCCTGTAAATGTCACAATCTTGTTGCCAGTAGCACCAGCAAACATATACTTGCCGCCTGACCATAACACGCTGTCTAGTGACGTTGTTAGTGAGTCAAGTGTACCGAATACATCTAAATCATCTAGCGAAAATCCAGCAGTAGCAATTGGTGAGATATGATCAGTTGTCGTTTCTGCTTGTGACCACTTCTTAACTTGCCAGTTATAGATAATCAATGAACGGCCATTAGAAATATTTGGATAATTCCAGATAACAAGCTTACGCTCTGGATCAATAGCTGTACTCATTGTGTCAAGTCTGCTAGTGTCTGCGTTGTCGTAAAAATACTTATCTACTTTTTCTGTGCCAATTGCTGAGATTGTTTGACCATCGCAAGCAAAAAAACCGTTATCAGACAAGAAGTAAGATGTATTTCCGTATTGTGCAACAGATCCGCCTGTAGCGCAACCTAAATTGCGTGAAATTGTGTCAAATTGGAAGAAAAATGGTGAGCCGATATAGGTCATGCGAACAATCGCACGTTCTAGGAATACTAATCCAAACTCGCCACCAGTCAATCCAGTTATGTTGCCGCCATCTGGAATCAATTGGAAGTCAGACTGAGATGCCCCACCAGAAGTCCAGTCAGTTTCATCGTTGATGTCAGACCATTGAACCTTGTTGGAGTCAGTTCCACCATTTAGATTTGCTGCAACAACAAAGTCACGCACAATTGTGATGTACTTAGCCACAGGAGCGCTTGCAGAAACGTCAGCAAAGGCTGTGGATGTACCAACAGTCCAAGATTGAATTTTATTGGCGTTATTGGCCGCTAAAAGCGTGTTACCGAACTGTGTAAACTCCCAGTCAGTTGCGCCATATCCACCAGACTTTGAAACGTCATCAAGATTTAGCGTTGCTGCATTGAATTTGTATAGCTTTGATGCACTACCAGCAAATAATTGTGTAGTGTTGTTGAATTTACCAGCGAACGTATTCAGCAAATCTTCTGATGCTGCATTTGAATAAGCTACAGGTGTAGCAAATGGAATATAGCCAACAGCAGCAGGTACTACATTTGTAGCATCTTTTAGTGATTCAATTACTGAAGGTTGGTCTGGTAGCCATTCACCTAATACTATCCTTGTCGTAGCCATGTATTATTATTCCCTGTTACAGTTGTCCATGTATTCGGACTTGGATTAATCTCAGTCCATGTGTTTGTATTAAATGTTGTAGTAGACCAGTTATCACCTATTACATGACCATTAACAATGATTGTAGCGTTACCTGTAATATTGCTTGAGCCATCCCATATCACTCCTGCGTTACATGAAACAGTAGCATCGCAAGTAATGTGACCTTCACCTGCATACTGAATACCACCGTTAGCAGTTACAGTCGCATCGCCAAATATTGATGCAGTACCAATGACAAGTTTTTGAGCATCAGCAGTTACAGTTGCATCACAAGTAATAGAACCACTAGAAGTCTTAATTACTACTGAACCACTAGATACAGTACAAACGCCTGTAATCGCGCCAGAAGCCTCTCTAATTGCATAAGCATAAGCTGATACTAAAGCAGTTCCGTTTACGCTTCCTGATGCTGTTCTTGTGCGAATAGCACTACTTGTTACAGTAGCATTTGCAGTAATAGCTGCACTATTTGTTCTTATGCGAGTTGCATCAGCAGTAACAGTAGCATCAGCAGTAATAGAAGCTGTGCCTAGTACAACACCACTTGCTAAAGAGCTAAACGCTACTTGTGAAAATGAGGCAATCCCGAACATAGATTATCCTATTCGTAAAGAATGTTGATAGAACCTGCATCGAATGTATCTGTACCGTTTACTGTAGTAATGCGAATACGGTCTAGTACGCCACCTAATGCCAAAGAGCCTGCTCCATAGTATGATGACGAATTGTTTGAGTATCCATTTAAATGAGACTCTACCCAAGTATTACTTGAGAAATTTACTATTGTTGACATTCCATGTCTAACTGCTGCTGCTGTAGTGTTTCCACCTGCAAAATCAATCATAAATCCAGTAGAATAATTTCCATTAGATGTTCCTGCATTTGTTACAAAATTAGCACCAGCATACCCAGAAGTTGTTACACTTCCTGAGCCAATTTGAATAATTACAGGAGACGCACCATTCGTACTTACCCCACTAAACATCACAGTAATACGCTTTACCCATGAAGGAATACCTGTAAAGTCTACAGAAGTACCACTAGCAGTTACAGCAGTACCACTTGTAATTACACCTGTGCCATCAGCACTAATCTTAGGACTATCACCACTTAATGTTAAAGACATAATTAAGCCCCTTCTACTGGTGCAACTTCTTCAACAGGAGCTACAACCTCAACAGCAGGAATTGGCTCTAATGCTGTAGAAGCACAAGTCAATGCTCGTAGTTGGAATAGTTCTGTAGCACCATCAACCAAGCCTGTAACATCACGCAAGCGATTCTTCTCAGCAACAATAGCAGAAGTATCAGCACCTTCTTCTAAAGCACGTTGGAAAGCTACGTCTTGAGCTTCTAGTAATGGTTGACGTTCAGCACGAAGGCGGTCTTTAGTAATCTCTTGAGCCTTACCAAAGTTGACAGTAATGTCTGTACCTGATAATTCCCAAGCGTTACGGAAGTCACGTTCTGCTGGTAGTGTGTCTACAATGACAGCACCTGCTGGGCAATCTTTTGAGAGCACCTGCTCGATAGGTAACTCACCTGTAGGAATTGTGATAGCTAAGCCATCGTTTGTGTTGTATGCAATTACGCTCATTTTGTTTTCCTTTAAATTAATTACCGTGAATAGTTACTGTAACAGTTTCTATATCTACAGCACCATTTGCACCATTTGCACTTGATACACGCAATCCTGTAGTTGTAGGAGTGTAGCCGCCTGCTCCAGAAGCCTTACCAGTTACATAGCCAAGTGTAGATGCAGATGTATTACCATGCCCACCTAAACCAAAAGCATAATTAGCATCACTCAATGCTGTAGTAAAGTTTACAGTATAGTCACCTGTACCGTTATCAGTAATACTAGACACATTGTAAGAGCTACGGATAGCTACAGTACCAGTTCCGTTAAAGTTTACCCATGCTAGTGCGTTGGTGGTAACCGAATTAGACTGAATTTTGATGATTCCAGAACCATCTGCGGTTGAGGTTATCCCACTTCCGCTTACTGCATTAATTATTGAAGCCATTTTTTGTCCTTTTAATTAACGTAAAATAGATACATTAATAATTGAGAAATCTTCAAAACCTACTCCTGGCGTTCCGCAACGTATTTGAACAGCAGATGTGGAATATGTACCACCGTTTTTTAAACAAACTATTCCAATATTTTCAGTAGGAGGAGTTCCTGTTGATAAAGTTGCATAATTAGCATCAGACATAGCTGTAGTAAAGTTTACTGTATATAAACCTGTACCATTGTCTGTAATAGAACTTACATTAAACGAAGCTCTAATTGCTACTGTACCTGTACCATTAAAGTTTACCCAAGCACGACATAGCGTACCAATTGCTGTGCCGTTTCCATCTTTAAATACTGGTGGGGTATTGGCTGTTGAGCCTTGAACCACATCCGCTAATAAATTACCATAAGGCATAATGTTTTCCCTCTAAAGTATTACCCAACGTGAGCCACTAGGAATAGTGACCGTTACGCCAGAGTTGATTGTAATATCACCAGTAGATGATGCAGATTTACCAGCAGTAATTGTGTAGTCTGTAGTTACAGTTAAGCTATTCTCAAAGAATACGTTATCAGAACCACCGCCTGTTGCACCTGCACCAAGTTGACCCCATGCACCGTCTGAGTAACCTTCAAAACGGTCTAGTGTAGAGTTATAACGAATATAACCTTCAACACCTGTAGATGGTCGTTGTGTTGTTGTGCCTCTAGGAACTAAGATAGCATCAGTAGAGTTAATCTCTAATGTAGCATCATTGACTGTACCTGTGATTGCTGTGCTTGCTACTGTTTGTGATGTGTTGACAGTATATGTGCCTGTACCACCTGTGCCTGTTAAGAAGGCGGAGATTGTAGTGCCAGCAGTAACGCCTGTGCCTGTAATCAATGAGCCTACATACAAAGCACCACTTGTAGCTACAGTAATGTCTAGCGTTGTACCTGTAATTGAACCTGTGCCAGCAAAGTTAGTGCGAGTAATCGTTACTGCATTATTAATAGATAGTTCATCATCTGCTGTAAGACCTCCATTAATTGCTAGTGTACCAGATACGGTCAAACTACCTGATGCAGTAGCATTCCCTGTCATTGTAGTAGTGCCTGTGATAGTAGTATTTCCAGCAACTGCTAAGTTACCACCTACAGTAAAGTTATCGCCATCTGTACCAGCTTGCTGATCCTTTAACTGAGCCATCATTTCACGCATGGCATTATTTACGTCTGAAGGAAGCATACCCTCGCCAAGATTAATACCACCTATATCAGTATTACTGGCTGCGGTGGCGCTCCATTCACTTACTTTATTTTTTGCCATAATTTATTCCTAAACGATAACCCATCTACTGCCAGATGGAATTGTTACAGTAACACCGCTATTCACAGTAACAGACCCAACACTCATTGCGTTGGTATTTGTTGAGATAGTATAGTTTGAAGCGATAGCGTTTGTATTTTCCCAGATAGCGCCACCAGTAATTGCTACCTTGTTTGGTGCGTTAAATGATACTGATTGCTCTGCAGGATAAGTACAGAATACATCCTTAGTGCCAGCGCTGAAGTTTACTAAAGCGCCAGAGTTTGTTGATTCTAACACCGTATCTCTTGATAGTGTGCCAGCACCGACTGTACCTAGACCAACTTCCCACTCTGTGTTGTTTACAATGGCGTAGTAGGTAGTATTTGTGTTACCAATGGCGCTAGAGAATGTTTGAAAGCCACTCACAGCACCAGATAGCGTAAGCGTTCCAGTACCAGTAGTGCTGCTATTCTCTCGTACCCTATCTTTGACTATTAGAGCCATAATTAGCTCCTATTACGCTAAAGTTACGCTTAAACTGCCTGTAGCAATCTTAAAAATATCGCCAGAATCAATTGTCTTAGCAACATCTAATGGTGTGTGGTATAGCAAGTTACCGCTACTTGATGCATCAAGAATACCAATCCAACCAACAGTACCCCATGATGCTGTTGCTTGCGTAAATGTTACGTCAGCGTTGTTAGTTGTAACACCGTTAGAAGGTGCTGCAAAGGTAACTGCTACGCGAGCGTATGAGCCACCAGAAACTTCTGTGCCTGTGTTAGCATCTGTCGGATCTGTTGTGTATAAACCCACATAAACTGTGCTTGGCGCTGTGTATGTAGTGCCACGAATTGTGCCGTTAATAAGCGCATTCTCTAAATAGTTTGACATTTCAGCCATGATTATTCCTTAACGTAAAGATGTTGTAATTGCAATTGGTGAGCCTGAGTATTCACCCTGATCGTCTGATACTGTTAGTGCTTGTAGCCCTCTTTCATACATCTGCGCCCATGTTGCTAATCTAGCATCGTTCATTAGATAAGGCTCTGCCTCACCTAGCGCACCATAAAGCAATAGATCTGGGCAGGTAGCCAAGAATGCGTTTGATGGATTTGTATTACTCAAGAATGGCGGAGCAGAATAGTACATCATCTGCAACGTATAGCTTGTATCAGGCTTAGGCGCAAATTGAAACTCTTGCGCTAAGATTGTATATTGGCGTGGAAGTCCTACAGATGTAGACCATGTATTTCTATAAAAGTTACTTGGTGAGATGTACTCAACTACCTGTATAGGGTTTGTGTTGATATGCAAGTCACGCATCTGCAAGAAGTCTGAAGGCAACTCAACTGTGCCATCGCTTCCTGTGGTTGTTGTTGTTACTACTTTTAGCATCTGACGGATACGCAATTCTCTGCGTAAACGAGTTTCTGCTAACTGAATGAAGTCTGGAATCTGAGCAGTTAAATCAGTACGAGCTAAGTAACTAGCAATTGTACTCTGCAGGTCTGAATAATTTGTTATGCTCATACAGTTCCCATTCGTGTTCTGAATACCTGATTGTCAGGATTGTTTAGGAAAGCCTTAAAGCGATCCATGTCTAATACTTGGAATCCTCGTGTAATCCCTTGCTTTTCAAGCTCGGCAAATACGACTAGAGGAATTGATGCAACCTTGTTCTCAGGTGCGAAAGCATTGTTACCGTTCCAGCCCTTACGATCCATAGACTGGTTATACAATGCCTTATTGTGTTCAATAATTGCACTAATATCTTGCTTCTGCTCAATAATTAGTTGGTCACCGTTGTCAATAAACGATGTTGTGGTGTTGCCATTATTAATTGATTTTGTCATGGTTAGAGAAGGGAGATCCGAAGATCCCCCTATCCTTAATACTAGGTCAAGTCAGCAATGATACCGTGAGCAGCTTGGTTCTTAACTTCTAGTGTGTACTCTACTAAAAGCTCAGTATTTTCGCTGTCACCTGTTTTTGCCAATTCTAAAGTTTGGAATGGGCGTAGGTATGCAACTGCAGCCATCTCTGGATCTAACAAGAAAGCGCAATCATCATTGTCTGAGTTAGGAATGAAACGATCTGGAACGATTTGGATGATACCGAAATCAGAAACATAAACGTCAGCAGCAGCAATAACTTGTGCTTGTTGGTTAGCAGGAACATCACGGAAACGTGTAGCAATGCCTGTGAATGTTGATGCAACTACTTTTTGTGCTGGAGTTACCAACAACATTGTAGGTGAACCACCGTTTGTGTATGCTGATTGGATTACTGTGTTCAACAATGTTGATGTGAAAGCACGATCTGTACCAGTCACACGAGCAGTTGTACCCAAGTTACCAGCAGTACCACCAGAACCACCTGAGTAGTTGCTGTTTAACCATGTTTGTAAGCCACCCAATGTACGAGCAGTAGTAGAACCGTCACCTGCAGCAGCAACTTGGTTGCTCAACAAGATTGTTTCCATGTCGCGTTTAAGTTCGCTAGAAGCTTTAGCCAATTGGTAAGCTTTTTCTGAACGACGGCCAGCTTTGTTTACAGTTTCCAAAGTACCAGAAATCTTAACAACTTTGTTAGAGATTTGTGTACGGTTACCAACACGAACTGTAGGAGCAAGAGTAGATGAACCAGCATCTGCACCCTCGATTACAGCGTTAGAAGCATTAGCAGCAGCCAATGAGTCTGTTTGCCACTCGTGAAGAACAGCAGTAGCGCCAGTTTTGCCTACTGAGTTCATGAATGGTGTATCTGTTGGAGAAATATTGTAGATCACGTTAGATAAATCTTCACGTTGACCAACAGCGGTATAGGTTTGATATGTAGCCATGTTAATTCCTTAAATAAAGTTTTCAAACAGTTTAGCTGCATCACGGACACGGCCAGTCTGTTTAAGTTGAATTGATTGGCGCTTGACTTGTTCAGATGTCGCAGGTTTTACGCTGTTACCACTCTTCAATGTCTTAGGCGCTTCGCTAACCCTTTTGTTTACATTAGGTTTAGCTTGTTGTAATTTGTCGTATAACATTGCTTTATGCAGCGCTATTACTTGACGAGAGTCACGAACCATTGATAGCTCTTCATCAGAGAAGCCTAGATTAGATTTTGCGAAGCTTCGCAATTCTGATCGTAACGCCTCACCCTTAACTGGATCAGTATATTCTGGTAGCACTTTAGCCAACTGTTCAGCTTGTTGAGCTAAGTATCCTTGCATCTGTTGAGCGTATTCCGCTTGTTGCTGTTCAGCAATGCGTTGACGTTCTAACTGTACTGCTTGGAGTTGCTCTCGCTGTTGTTGTTTTTCTGCTACTCGTACTGCGTAACCAATAGGATCTGATTCCTTGAGATATTCCAAGTCCTCATTTTGCTCTGGAGAGTTCAGCAATTGCTCCATTGCTTGCAATCGTTGGGCATAAGCATCTCGTAAATACTTAGCTTCTTCGATGGCCTTTGCTTCAGCTTCTAGAGCCTTGCGCTGTTCGGCCACTTGTTGCGTTTTCTTAGTGTAATCAGCACCTTGCTGTGCAAGTGATTTAAGTTCGCTTAAAGTTAGTTCTTTGTCTTCACCAGAAACCTTGACAGAAAAGCGTTGCTCTTCCTCTTGTTCCTCTGGCTCATACTCAGACTCTTCTTGCTCGCCTTCATCTTGCCAATCTTGTTGCTCATCTTCACTAACTAATTCTTCTTCTGGCTGTTCTGGTTGAGCTTCTACTTGCCCTTCGGGTGCTTCTGCTGCATCCATAAAACCTAAGAAAGAATTTGCTGCATCTTGTACGGTTGTACCTTGCGACTGGTTTTCACTCCCCTGAGGGTTGGTGTTTTCCATTTTGATAATTTCCTTTATCTATTCCAATGTAAAATCAACTTACATTAGAGCTGCACCTCACGGTGTTAGCTAAAAAACTGGTTGTTCAGTTAGAAATCAAAAAATCTTCCAGCGCTTTTCGTTAATCTTACGCTGATCTGCCATTGATTCAATATGTGCTAAGACATCTTGGATCGCACTTAGTTTAGTATATGCCGCCTCACGCTCTTGAATATCATGCTCTTTTGAGTTGATAATTCTGTTTAGCTGCACTTCCTGTAATTCCTTAAATACTGTGGCAAAGTGTTCATCATTGATGAGATTGTTTGCCCAATCAGATTTAGTCATTTATAAGTATCGCCCTGCCCCACTTGATGGAGCTTGTGTTGTCGTTGTTGAAACTGGTGTAGGCATAGCGCCTAGTAATCCACCCATGAATCTGCCAGCACCTGCATTACCTTGAGGCATTGCTGCCGTCTGTGTTGCGCCTTGCATACTTGGGAATAAACTTGCCAATGAAGGCACGTTGTATTCGTATGGCTGTCTGCCACCAATCATTGCATCCACTACTGAGCGCTTGCCTTGACTGATACCTGCAGAGCTTCCAGTAAATGGAACATATGACTGACCATCTACAGTTAATAAACCTTCTGGTGCTGCTGGAGCGCTATTCATTCCGCCCATTCCGCCAAAAGCGTAGTTAGGTTGAGATTGAAACCCACCCATCCCCATATAACCATATGGATTAGATTGAACTACTGGCGCTGTGTACGGTGAATAATACTGGCCTGTCGTTGGTTCTAAATAGTAACCAGTAGAATCTTTAGTTAGTGCCATTTATACCACCTTTCGACATATCATGCAATTGTTTAATTGCCTTCATGACAGCATCCATTTGATTTGTTTGCGTTTCTTTGTCCATTGCCTGAGCCTCAAGCTGCAATTTAAGCTCTTTTAGTGCAAGCTCTGCATTGTCCTTAGCAGATTTTTGCTCTAGCTCTAATTGCTTACGAGCATTGTCAAGTTCCATCTTCTGACGGTCAAGATCATTCTTAGCTGCATCAGATTGTGCTTTAAGCTCTGCCTTAGCCTTCTCAACTTCGGCATACATCTTAGCAGCCTCACTTGTAGGATCTGTTGGCGCTTGTGAAGCTTGCTGTGCAATTTGTTGCTCAACTTCTGGCGTAATCTCATTGATAAACGCTGTTGTATCCTTGAAGCCAGCCATCTCAATCATACGGCCTAGTGTCTTACGGTACTGAGTCACAGTTACTAATGGGTTATTAGCGCCATACTTGCCAATGATCTCTTCTTGTTTTGCAAGAATCATCTGTAGCATAGCAATCTGCTCTTGACGGTTACCGTTACCCAAGCCTACGTTAATTGTTACGTCATATTGGTTAGACCACTCACGAGGATCGTAGTTTACCCATTGGCCACGCATTCGCACCGTACGCGGTTGATTTTGGTACTTGCATAGTAGCTGTAGGATTCCCTTAAATAAGCTCTTCACGCCTGTTTCTGCAAAGATACGAGCTATTAGCTCAAGCTTTCCTGCACTTTGTTGTGTCATTGCTGCAACAGCAGTCGCAGATACGTTCTGAAGTACGTTAGGATCTAGACCTTGCTGCATATCAGACACACCTGTACGCTTGGCCATTGATGCATCTAAGTATTCCATCATAGGGAATGACTGACTAGCAGTAGATTGTACGGTTAATGGTACGATTGCGTTAGGGTTCTTCATACGAACCACGCCGCCTGCTGTAGATGTCAATAAATCATCAAGATTTACCTGTCCTTCGACTGCACCAACACGATAATTATTAGTTAAGTACAAATTATCTAGCATCTGACGTAAAATTGTGGATTTTTCGATCTGAATATCCATTGTTCTGTCGGCCAATGACTGACCAAAGAATAAATGTGGGATCGGAATAGGGCAAATTGAATGGAAAGGCACATAATCGCACTCTTCATTCGATAAAATCTCGTTGCCAGCGAACATAACCTTACGCATCTCTGGAATGCCATCTCCATCTGTGTCAATCTTGATATAGCACTCGAAAACTTCTACATCATTAGTGATTGCATAGTCAGGTAACTCATCACGATCATAACGTGCCAAGCGTTCTGGGCTGTATTCTAGGCGGTCACCAGCAGGAATACGCTCAACAACCTCTTTACTGAAGCCCATTGCTACCAAGTCACCACGATCAACCATCCTGCGATGTGCTACGAACGGTGAATCAGCAATAGTACGAGCATCTTTAGAGATTAAGAACTCTTCTGGTGGTACGTTTTCAATAACAACTCGGCTGTTATCATCTGTACGTTGGATTGTGATGTTATGTGTGCTGTATGGAATGCCATCTGCACCGATAGTTGTGTCTGTTTGCTGTGCTACAACCTCAAACTCGCCATCCATCAATAGCATGGTTAGCTCATCATCAGTCAAGCCTTTGTACTTCTCTTTAGTGATGTCTTTCTTTTCGCTCCAGTAAGCCTTAACGATACCTACCTTTTGGAGTAATGCATCCTTGAACCAGTTATGCAGGATCAAGAAGCCATCATTATCTTTATAGAATACCCAGTTAGCCATGTCTGAAGCTTGTTCAGCTAATGGTTCATCACCATCACGGACTGGCTCAAACTGCACAGCATCTTCGTTGCTAGTAAATACACGGATTAGTTGTGGCAAAGCGCCATCAATTGCCTCAGCAACCTCACCAGTTACGACTGCAGATCGGCCATCGACCTCATTGCCGTATGGCTTGCGGAGGTAATACTCCATCGCCTCAGCTCTAGCAGCAACTGTTTCAGTTTCGAGATAGCCAATGGCATTATCAATCTCAAGCTGACACTTATTTAAAATCTCTTCTTCTGAAAGTTTAGCCATTACACCACCCATTTATTATTTACATTAATTGGTTTACCCCAGTCGGAGTCTACCTCATTCAATCCAATTGCTAAGTACCTAAAGCTGTCAGCATAGTGTGATGCCCAATCATGCAATGGCGTATCAAAGAATACGTTACGCTTTTCATCGAACACCCTGCGATAGTTTCGTAGTGCAGACAGACCTTGCTTCGTGCCTTCTTTATCGAACCAGCAGCGAGGCAATAAACGTCTTACCGCTTGAATGCCATCAGCAACTGATAGGCTTGGCGCTATTGTAACATCTAGCCCCGCCTCCATCAGCACCTCTTGTCGACTCTTACCTGTTGACAGCTCACGAACTCTTACGTCATGTGGCAATATCTGCTGACCTTTGTCATAGCCACGTTCACGCAACCAGCTAACATAGTAATCTAAGCCAACACCATGATTCTCTGTTGCATCAATCAATTGTACTTCTTTACCGACAATCTGTGCTACCCAGATACAAGTGCTATCGCTAACACCCAAATCCCAAGAGCAAACAATGCGAGCAAGGTTGTCTTTAGGAATAGTCGTAACGCGATTCTGTTCATCTGCTTCATTCAGTAACTGGCCATAGTAAGCGCCTTCTACTGGTGCATCAAAGGAGCATTCAAATTCTTGTCTGTACTTGTCTTCACCCATCTCGGCTTTAGCTTTTGCTAGAGCTTCGTGGTTCAATATTCCTGTTTCACTTGCCTTGAACTCTAAGAACTTCCATCCATCGCCTTTAAGCGCACGTTCTTTAAATGCAGCAAAGTGATTGTTACCCTTTGGTGTGCCAATAAATAAACACCAAGTTGGCTGATCTTCTGTATTCCTATCCTCTAGTGCAGGAATAATAATCTCAGTCCATATCTTTGGATTCTGGTCACCGATCTCATCTAGCACTACGCCATCAAAGTATTGGCCACGCAATGAGTCTGGGTTTTCTGATCCGTATAAACTAATACGTCTACCTAAGAAGTCTACCCTAAGCTCTTGAATGTTTACCTTTGCACCTAGCGGCCTCGTGTATTCAACAAGATAGTCAAACGCTACACGCTTGGCCTGTGAGTATGTTGGCGCAATGTATGCGTATCTTGGGTTTTTCTTTTCGCTGTTTAGTGCAGCGTTAATAAGATGTAGGATAGCTGAAACAGTCTTACCCATACGCCTGTGTGCAACAACAACAGTAAACCTATGCTTGTTTACTGCATGATGAATTTCAAGTTGAGGCGTTCTTGGTCTGTACCCTAAGTCTGGTGGACTTTCAACTTCTTTGTACTCTAATACTTCATCAGTCATTAGGTACGCCTGTAATAACTTTCATTACAACAGGAGCTTCTGGATCTCCAGTTAGCTCTACTGCTGATAGATCAGGAACTGACTTCTTGAGCAATATCTCAATAGCCTTCATTCTGCTGCTGGATAACTCTTCTGTTATCCCCATAGCATGATCTTGTAAAACATTAATTAGTTCGCTTGCTTGTATTTTTGCACGAACCATATCGCTATGTCGTGGATTTAATCTTGCTGCCATATGTTATCACTCCCGAAGGTTGGTGATCCTTGTGTTATTTTTTCTTTTGGAATTGTGCCATTGCTTTATCAATAGCTTGGTCTGTAGTTGGAGCTTGCTTTGTAGGTTTAACTGGATGGAACTTGCCACCAGCCCAAAGCTTGTCAATCTTTTCTGCTACTTTAGTTAAGTCACGCATTATTTTTTGCCTTTCTTAGCCATGCCAGCTTCAGACATTGCAATCGCAATTGCTTGCTTACGGTTCTTTACAATCTTACCGCCCTTGCCAGAATGCAAGCCTTTGTCTTTATACTCGCCCATTACTTTGCCGATCTTCTCAGCTACTTTATCCATGTTACGCATCTTCTGACTCCATCTCATCTTCTGGTTGTTCGTATTCTTTCTCTTCCCATACGCTGCAGACACGAGAGTTATGGCAGATAAAGTCTAGCTTGTGACAGTAGCCACGCTGTGCTTGGCCGTCATATAGATCGTACTTGTTCAACGGAATCGCTTCCATCGCTTCAAGCATATCTGGTGTGTTCTCGTAGTATTCGCAGTTACCGCAACGTCTGCGTTCTGCTTGAGCTGGTGTGATGCGCCACATATCAGCCATCTTTTTCCAGTAGGCTGTGTTAGGCAATGATGGGTTTTGTGGTGCTAATGCAAAGTTTTTGATTGCATTCTCTGTATTCTTTGCAATCTCTTTGGCAGATGGGATTGTGGTTTTAGTATCTAGTAAGCCTTTAATCATATATCTGCCTTAATAATAGGTTGCTACTCGCTGCACTGTGGTTCGTAGTCTTACTCTCATAGCTACTACAAACATTTAGCGTCTACAGTTATGGTTCACAGCATCCGCTTTCGCAAATTCCACAGGGAACTCCCAGTAGAAAAGTTAATCAGGAGATTTTCATGGGCAAGCCATCTCGGAGCTTGGATGTATCTAGCATTCATCATAACGTAGGTGATCATCTCTCGTTATCCCACGATTGCCGTTGCGGATCAGGCAACTAGCAATATTCAAAAAGTGATAGGTTTCATCGTGCTTGGTCACATCCACCTATCGAAGTCCAAGAACACTCGGAGGAGAGTACCATTTCTGGTAAACCGAATATACCACAGTTATTTCTTTTTATGCAACAACCTGTTGATATACCATAATGCCTTCTCCAAATCCTCGTGTCCGTTCTTTTCTTTCCAGCGCCACAGGTACTTAATAGCGTTAGCGGTACAGACAGCCTCGATGCCCTTTAAGTTCACAGTTGCAGCCTCTAGCGCATCAATGCACTCAACGCCACCTTGCTTGTAGTGATTAGGATTGATGTTGTCTTTAGGCACAGGCAAGCCAGCTTCTGCAAGCGCTGCATCTGAGCGTTTAAAGAATGAATCCCATTCTCTCTCTTCGTCTTCGTTCCACACTTGGTCAAGTGATATTGATTTCATTGGTAAGTTCCATAGGTTAATAGGTTTGAGTATTAAGTTGTGCCATTTAATAGATCCAGTTGTTTTGATAGCAGTTCTACCTCACTCATGCCAATAGCATCTTCAAAAGCTCGTATGCCAGCATGAATGGCAACACCATGACCGCCCAGACGATGATGAGTAGGGCATAACCCAATGGCTTTACTCCAATGGCTTTTCTGCCCCGCTCCTGTACCAGTACGAATATGGTGTATCTCACAAGGACTATGACCATAGCCAGCCAGCAAGCATACAACACACCCAATGTCAGCAATACGCCCATAGTGATTGCGTTCATCTTTATTCATTCTCCATCTCTCTTATTCTGTTAATTAGCTTTAGTATTTCTTTAGCCATCAGTTCAGTTCTATTAGCAACGCCACGCTTTTTGTATATGTTTCCAAGATGACGTTTAATTTGTGATTCTGTTACATCAAATAAATCTGCTAATTGTTTAATGCTGTATCCAAACATTACATGAATATTTATTTGCTCTTCAGTTTTTGTTAGTTTGATTGCCATATACTAAATCTCTCTGTCTTTCGTATTCTAAAATTAACTGCTGAGTAATCATCTGTATTGAATATGCCTCAAATTCTACGCTTGGATCTGTCTCGCCAATACATTCTAGTATATATTGAAATACATGAACAGCCTCATGAGCAATCATTGCACTAAGCTGGGCGTTTGTTGCATCGTTATCTAAGTTCATACATACAATGGCAACTGGATATTCTTCAGTTCTAAATGTGTGAGTTGTAGCTCCAGATCCAGCTATCATAAACTCTGGCTGATCTACAATTGGCATCTTAATATTTTTCATTAGCCTGTAGAAGTCAGCTTCATCAGTACACAGCGTATAAAATACTGGCGAAATAATTAATGCCCTGTCAATCCATTTACTTTTTACCATGTAATATCCTGTCGATTTCTGCTCTGCTTTCGGCTACAGTTCTTACCTTAACCTTTTCTATCGTTCCATCTGAGTTAATTATGCCACGATATGACTGTTCACCATTAGAAGCCCTGAAGCTTCCAGTAAATCCTGCTGCAGCCATGTTCTTAATAAACTCGTTTACCGACATTTTTGCGCCTCCACATAGATGATTTGCTTGGTCTGTGTCTTAGCGCTATAGCTAACAGCAACCCTGTCGCAACACCTAACGCATAAGCTGGTGAGTAGCACAGCAGGTAGTCCTTAACTGTTATCAGCATTCTTATTCCTTAACGCTTTATCAACCAATCTAATAAGGCCAGCATCACCTGTGTTATCTAACTCATTAATAAGTATTAATCTTGCAATCTCATGGTCATCTAATGACTTCCATTTTCTTTTGCTGGCATAAGAAGACATCATATCTATATATGGTTGTATTTCTTTTTTCATACAATTCCCTTGTATGTTCTGTTGTATTTGATTCTAGTCAATGTCATTCTATCCATGTCGTAGTCAATCATAATAACCTTACCAAGAACTCCAGCATCTAACTTAGATCTAATCTCTCGCACCTGTGCTGGTGTAAATTTGCAATGGCCATGTAGCTTTAATGTTGGCACTTCATCAATCATGTGTTCTTATCCTTTAACGCTTGTTCAATGGCTCTAACACCATCACGCACAGAACAAGTTTTTACTCCGTTTAACTCTATTGTACTTTTACTAAATACATTTTTTATGATGTCATCTATCTCATCATCCGTTAATCCTTGCCATGCTGGTTGTTCTAGTGCTTCTTTGCAAGCGTTGATTACTTCTTCATACGCATTTATTATTATGCTTCGTTCACTTGCGTGTTCCAACGCTTCAATCGCCATCTTTAATGCTTCTTGTGTTTGCTTATTCATGTGTTCTTATCCTTTAATGCTTGTTCAATAGCACGAGCAAACTGAATAAAGTCTTGCGTATTAAATTCATATAAGCAATGCCGTATCTCTTCATCCGTTAATCCTTGCCATTGATGAGGGTGGGTGTAGAGTGGCATTGGAAAGTCTTTTATCACTTTTCCATTCATTTCATCTTCAGTCCTGCGAACTCTCATAAGCCTAGTAATTACAGACTTTTTATCTTCGCTAAGATACGCTACAGGTTCTTGCGCTTGGAAGATTTGCTCTGCCTCTAGTGCTTCTTCACAGATACTACAAACAATATGAATACTTGATTGTTGAAATGTTTCTGCTCCAGTTTTCATTGATTCTAATAAATCAATCGCCATCTTTAATGCTTCGTCTTTATTCATAGTAACGCTTCTCCGAATTTATCCATCATCTCGTCAAAAGTCAGCTTAGGCTCAACAACCTCAACTGTACCCTCAGCAGGATAGTCAAAGTATCTAACAGGCTGACCTTCATCGTCTAGTAGTACCCACATCACCAGCTCCATCCTAAGTTACTTGCCCATGCTTGTATCTTCTCTTGATACTCGCCCATATCCTTAACCGATAGTTTAGTCGTACTTTGAACTTTTGTCACCTTTTCTCTGCCAATATTCTTTTCAATCAGCAAGAACTTATATCCCATCAGGTCATGCATCTCTTCTGCTGTATAACCCAGATAATTGCCTATGCTGCTATATAGCTCCCATAGCCTTGCATTCTGCTCTACGCTGCGATCACTATTGCGTTCTTTAATCAACACTTGCCAGTTACCCTCTACCTCTACTAAATCATTTAGCTTTTGGAATAGGACTGGTAGGTTGCTTTTGCTGATATTAAAAGGTTTATGTTTTTGCATTAGAACAACCTTTCTTGCAATGCTTCAGCTTCTATTCGCTTGCATGATGCTTGAAAATAATCTGCATCTAATTCACATCCAACTAATTCAAATCCCAAGTTATTGCAAGCAATAGCGTGTGAACCAGAACCTAAATGTGTGTCTAGTATCTTGTCACCTTGTTTAGCGTAGTTTGTTAGTAGCCATTCATATAGTTTAACTGGCTTTTGGGTTGGGTGAATTCTTGGGTCTTTTTTTGTTCCTTGCGGTTGCAATTCAAAAATTTTTGAAACTGTCCCAAGACCAGCACTTAAACTAGCGATTTCAGCCATGCTCATAGTAAATTCTTCAGATATTGTTAACTTTCTCCAAACTATAAATCCCATAAATTGTGGCAATTCAAAATTATTAGCCCCCCAAATTATTTGATTTTTGCTTATCCTATTTAATTGAAAAAAATATTCTTTTGACGGTCGGCCTTCTAAACTTTTCATACTGCCATTATTTCGCATATCTTTTGTTGGCTGATTTTCATCGCGATAAGGTGGGTCAACAATAGCTAAATCAAAAGCATTATCAGGCAATGACTTCATGTATTCCATGCAGTCCATGTTGTATAAAGTGCAGTTCTTAATAATAACGCTCTGCATATTCTTTTGCATCTTCTATCTTCTCCGATTTATATAACCATTTATTACCATTCCACAGCTCGTATATAACCTTATCGTATATCATTGATTTGCTTATATAAAATATAGCTGTCGGGGTGTTGCATTTAATGTGGTAATTGTCTACCTGTATCCACTTCATATAGCTTTGTTAAAACATGATCTGCAGGATATGCCATAAACACATTGGATGGCGTTTGTTAGCATTCCGCATTTAAAACATTGTTTAGTTGGAATTGGTGGATTCATCTTCTACCTCTAGTTTAATTTTGCCTATTATCCCATCCAAGCAAGTTTGTGGTTTATTAAATAACCAAACTGAATCATCTTTATACGCATACGCATACAAATACTGTGGCTCTTTAGGCTGTGGTTTAATGCGGAATTCATAATCATCCCAAAATGGTGTACCCTTTACCTCATACCATCTACCATGCAAATCTTTCGATTCAATTGCTACACCATCAGCCCATGCTTTTATTTCTTTATGCCATTTATGCTGTGCCATGCTCTTTATCCTTCTTGATCATATCTAACATACCGTTAAGCCATTGAACTCCACCTAGCTCTTTATACTTAGCCAAGCGATCTGGCCGTAATCGTAATGATGTAGTCACACATCTCATCTCAACTGGGTATGGCTTGCGCCCCTTTTTATTTTCCATCACAGATAAATCCTTGTAGTTCAACTTTTGTATTTTTAGATAAGATATTAAATCTAGTTAAATGAAATATTAAATCTTTATCTATTGCTTGATAAAATTCTTTTGGCAAATCTAGACCATCTGGATCATAAACAATGTCTGCCGTAATTACCAACCTTGCTTCTTCAAAATGTTTACTCATCACTCTCTCCTAGTAAGTTAATTGATTCTGTTTCATGTAACCTTGCACCACCAAAGTCTGCTTGCTCTAGCACCTGACCTCTTACTGGTGGCAAGTATGCTGGTGGCTGTGGATATTGGCTATATGGCTGCACATAGATTACAGTTGGTTGTTTAGCATATGCACCTAGTATGTCGCTAATTGCTTTGTTCTCTGCTTTAGCGCATATAGCTGTAACTAATAACAAGATGCAGATAATCACCGTTGCAATTATATTGAAATCATTCTTATTCATAGTCTTCCCACCATCACATGAACCTCTTTGTCTTTAGCATACGTTACAGTACATCCGCGATCTTTTGTGATAAGAACTGCCGTGTACATCCCAATGATGAACGCCATCACAATGCATAGTATTAAAAGTTTGTTATCCATAATCTTCTCCTTGTGCAATACATTATATCAGTTATTCCATTATGTGCAATGCTTCTTTTGCAAATCTTAATGAAATATCTGGGAACTTCTCTGGTGTCTTCATGATGTCCTTAGCCCATGCCTTGTGATCACGCTTTGGTTTCATCTTAGCTAACTCACGGTTGAGTCTTTCCTGATTCTCTTTGATCTGCTCTGGCGTGTGTGTAGGTTTAGGTAACGCTGCAGTAATCACACGAGCCTCTTGTGCCTTGCATAGATCAATTATGTCTACAGGCAATGGCATATACTTGTTGTTGTCTACCCACTTGTCGAATGCCTTGCTTACCATATCTATGTCAAAGCGTTTAAGCTTGCCGTACCAGATACGTAATAGTTCCTGATCTAGTTCACGTTTACCATAGAGAACAGTTAGCGCTGTCATCATGGACTTAAATTGTTTTTTATCATGTTCTATCAAAATGGTACTCCTTCTATTGGTTCTTCATCTTTCCATCTACCTTGATTCAAGTAAGTAGCTGGGTTTGGTATATATCCACGCTTCCATTGATCACTATCCTGCTGCCAAGATAACGCATACATTACATCATCAAGTCTAGGTTTGTATTTAGTCCATGATTTGTATGCTGCATCCTTGCCTGTCTTTTTTGGATACGCAGACCAGAAGATTGTAAAATCTTCGGTGTATGTGTTTTTATCCTGACCTAAACTAGCCTTACCTATACTAACCTGCGCTTCCACTTTGGATACATCTTGGATACATACCGTATCCATTGTATATACATTGTTGTTTTTTAAAGATAATTGTTCTTTATGCTCAACGTAAACAGTAGGTTTGTACCTATCTTTTTGTATTAAATTGTGTATCTTCCAATGCTTAATTACGCATACTCCAGTTTCAAAAGGAATGATAAAGTTTTTAGATAGCAATATCTTTAGATCATCATCAGCACATCCAAGCATACGCTGGATCTTCTTAGCGTTATTAATGAATCCATCATCATCAGCTCTCATAGATAAATGAAAGTACAGCGCCTGTGTTGATAACGGCATATCTAAAAATGCATCGCTATCAATGATAGTCTTTGCAAACATTCTACGTTCAGCCATATCTTTGCTCCAAAAAAAAGGGCTGCTAGATAGGTGGGTCAAGCACCTAAATAACAACCCTGATACCAGAGGCATCATTAATTTTGACTTCTTGACCAAGCCATTAATCATGCCACTTGATCTATAATATACGCCTACGTTTCTTTGATGTCAATACCATGCACTTGCTTCATTAGCCTGTACTTAATCTTATATACATCTAATCGCATACCTTTGCAGTCTTCTACGATTTCTTTATTGTTTACCATATCTATATATACAAAGTCTGCTACATATTTAATAGCACGTTCGGTCTTACCATTAATTACCAGTTTAGGGATCAGCTCATACGGAACTTGCAGCCTAAGATCCTTAATTAATCCACCTTTTTCGTACAATTTTAGCTGAGAATAACGCACAGATTCCTTGCGTGAATGGAACTTAATGCCATCTAACTCTGTGATTTTATTGTTGTATTTAGTTTTCTTATACATATTTGCCTGCCAATTTAAATAATTGTTAAAATTCTGGTAAATAATTGTTGCAATACTTTTTTATATCAGTATAATTCTATTCATGCACTACATATTAACACAGGAGAAGAAAATGTTTGATTATGATACTTACTTTAATACACCAGAACAAATTGCAAAACAAGAAGCTAATTTAAATGCTTATTATGCAGATCGTAAAGCAGAAGACAAACGTATTAATGATGAATGGAAAGCTCGTGCTGCCATCTTAAAAGCAGCAGTAGATGAACTAAAAGCTGACAATGATGCAGCAGAATTAAAAGAATACAACAGATTGTTTGCAGCAGATAAAGCTAGATATATTGCTGCTGGTTATACAGAAGCGTTATCACATACATTAGCTTGCAGCGATGCACAGTATCGTGAGAATCAAAAACTTGGCTACAGCAACGAGTAGGAGAGTATATGGAAAACTTATTAATCTTTGTGGTTGGATTAGTTATTTTTATCGCTTTATTACTTGTAGGCGAACTGCTTGCAAAATTTTTTGATTGGAAATAATATGTGCGAACAACAATTTCAAGCAGAAGTAATGGATGAGTTAGCAATGGATGATTATCCATCTGACATCGTAGATCGTGAGTTAGAAGAAGTATGTGTCTATTGTGGTAGTCCAAAGATTAATAATTGGACAAGTTGTTGTGGTGAAGTACATTTTTGTCATACAAGAGATTAGGAGAAGAGTAAATGAGTAACTTTAAAGAACTAAGCAAGATTAATGTAAACCAACACACAGAAAAGAAAAACGGTTTAACGTACCTATCATGGGCATGGGCAGTAGATCAGCTATTGCAAAATGATCCAGCAGCAACGTGGTCATACGGTGAGCCAGTTAAGTTTGGTGAAACTGTGATGGTGTTCTGTACAGTCACAGCGTTTGGTAAGTCTATGACATCGCAGCTCCCAGTTATTGACTTCCGTAACAAAGCAATTCCTAACCCAGATGCAATGGCAGTCAACACAGCAATGCAACGCTGTTTAGCTAAAGCAATTGCACTACATGGCATTGGCCTGTACATCTATGCTGGTGAAGATATTCCACAAGAAGATAAGGTTAAAGAAGAAAAAGTTAAAGCTCCTAAAGGAATCACTCCTACTGCTGGAGCTGGTAATAATTTAGATGCAGAAATTACACAGTATATAAATGATCAAGCAATGGAAATTATTGCAGATATTGATATGGGAAATGTTGAAGCTGCTAATGATAGATTGCAGGAAGCATCAAAAGACGATACTGGTGAAATAAATAATGATTACAAAGTTTATGCTTGGTCATTACTACCATCTTATGTTCGCACAGCTATTACAAAACATATTAATTCATTAAAAGGATAATCATGATAACTAAATTTGGATATACATATTTAGAAGATCATGAAAGAAGAATTGCAGATAAAGAATTTGAAGGATTAACTATTAGAACTAAGAATTGCCTTTTATCTGAAGCTTTGTTTACAAAACAGCAAGTACAAGATTTATTTCATATTGATTATACTATGTCGGAACTTAGAAAGATTCCAAACTTAGGAAGAAAAAGCCATAAAGAAATTGCAGCTTGGCTTGGAGCATATGAAGATCAATGTGCAAACAGATCTACCATTTTGGATATATCAATAAGAGATTACTTTGCTGCAGCAGCTATGCAAAATTTTTCGTGGATTGGTGAAAATGATAATGAATGTGCAGTTTCATGTTATGAGATTGCAGATGCAATGATGGAGGCTAGAAAAAATGTCAGTTAGAGATACAAGTAAAGAAACGTATGTTGATATTCAAGCAAGCGGATTAATTGGTCAGCAAGCACAGTCAATACTTGATGCTATGGATCGTGATGTAGACTATTCATTGCAAGAGATTAGTGCTAAGACTGGTATTCCTATCAATGCAGTATCTGGTCGCTGTAATGAGCTTAAAAAAGCTAATTATATAGAAGAAGCAGATAAGCGTAAGTGTAGTATTACAAAGCGTACTATTCACCCACTAAGGAGAAAGTAATGTTTGAACGACTAATTGACTTTAGAAATATTCCTCCGCCACCAGTTGAGGCGGTTGCAAAACGCAACCATATGATTGAAGAGTTAAAGAAACAACTAGGACACAAATACCTCTTGTCAAAATCTATGCCAAGAGTACAATAACGGTTCAATAACAGGAGCAATATATGAACAACCTCTCAGCAACAGGCAATATCGGTAGTGATGCAGAAGTACGTCACACGGCAAGCGGTACGGTAGTAACATCATGGTCAGTAGCAGTAACCTCTGGCTTTGGCAAATCTGAGAAAACAAACTGGGTTCGCTGCAATATGTTTGGTGAACGTGGAGAAAAGATTGCACAGTACCTCAAGAAAGGCACACAGGTAGGCGTAAATGGCGAGATTTCTTTAAATGAATATGTCGCTAAGGATGGCACAAATAAATCGTCTATTGAGCTTAATGTGAGCAGCGTAACATTGCTAGGCAAGAAAGATGCAGCAGAAAAAAGTCCTACAAAAGTAGCACAACCTGCAGCAGAAGATTTTGAAGAAGATATTCCTTTTTGATGCCAATAGACTGCTAGTATAGAGATAAGCATCAAGGCCGAAAGCGTTTACGGGGGTAGCCGTGAGTAGGCCACCTTTTTATGGGGGAAAGCATATTAGTTTGGATCGCTAAGACTTCAATATCTTGTGATTATTTTATTGAACCTGTTAGTACCCCACCACTTGCGAGAGTATTATGAATAACAGCAGAGCAAAACAGATCTACCAGTCAGATCAAAAAAAGCAGTTGATATATGATGCAGTAAAAGCTAACAGGCAGCTAACGTCTTCAGAGCTAATGAAGGCAACTGGCCTTGACAAGTTTCATAGCATTAACACAGCAAAGCGTATGATTGATGATGGCGTACTGTCTGAAACCAAAGTCTTCTGTGATGATACTAAGAGATGGGTGCTAAAGTTTGCATTGACAGGCAAAGAGTTCCAAGCAAAAACATACGAAGAGTCGCTTGAGTTCTTGAAGGAGTCAATTGCTAACCAGAATAGAAAGGTTGCTAAAGGCAAGTTTGATGAGTTGATTGCAGCTAACCCTAACTTGCGTAAGTTTCATGGTAAAACATCGCTGCTAGATACAAAAGGGAAAGACTACTTTAAGTCTGGACTAAAGAGTAAAGTAAATAGAGGCATAGCATCCACATGGGGAATGTTTGATGCTGCAACAGGATTTGATTAGGAGGCAATATGGCAACGTACAATGACGTAACTGGGGATGCTTTAGTTTCACGAACTCTTACAGAAGAGGGAGCTAAATCGTTTGATCGTATCTTTGGTGAGAAGAAAAAGAAAACTAACGGAGGCTGGACTCCACCGCCTTTACCACTTAACGAGTATCCTGATCAGGACTGGCCAGAAGAGAGAATTGATACTATTGGAAAAAATGGCAATGAAGGTTTGCATTATGATTAATTAATATATATAATTAACTGTCGGTTGCTGGAGAGCAGGTAAGTATCTTTTGCTTGTACCATTAGATAGCCGACACACTCACTCAATATCGTACAAGGATACATCATGCTCACACAAGAACAGTTAAAAGAAAAATTAATATACTTTCCAAAAGAAGGTTATTTTATAAGACTTCCATTAGGAAATGTAGCTGGCTATTATGAAAATGGATATATTAAATTAAAAATTAATAGCAAAGGATATTTTGCACATCGTTTAGCTTGGCTTTACATGACAGGTGAAATGCCAAAAGATTGCATTGATCATATAAATGGAATAAAAGATGATAATAGATTTGAAAATTTAAGAGAAGCAACAAAAAGTCAAAATAATCTGAATGTTGGAATAAAAAAAAATAATAAAAGTGGATATAAAGGAGTATCTGCTTATAAAAATAAATGGAAAGCTACTGGATATTTAAACAAAAAATCTATTCATTTAGGATATTTTAAATATCCAAAAGATGCTCATAATGCTTATGTTAAATTTATATTAGATAATCATAAAGATTTTGCAAAAGCAGCGTAAATAAAAAAGCCCCAATTAAGGGGCTCTTGTTTCTTAACGGTTCATCACGTATGCGGTGATTTCCATTCCGAAACGCATTTCACAAACTTCTGGGCGTGTCCACATAATGTTCTCCTTAGTTTAAAAAATAGCTGAGATCTCAACTATTAGTTTACAGTTTGAACCTATTTTAAACAGTACGCATCAGGATAATCATTAATTATGGAAATAATAATCCATTTTTTTCAAGTATTTTAATAGTTTCTGGGTTATATACAACATAATTAGACGTTGATCCTACATTACCTCTTGATCCAGCATCTAAATATTTCATTCCAGATATTCCTAAATTTTTTAATCTATTTGTTGCTAAGACTTCTAGTTCTTTTTGTGTTGGCCTTAATCCTTGTCGCAATGCTTTCATTCTTTCATCAAAAATCATTTCTTTGTAAAAATCACCACCAGTATTTGCACTTCCACCTATTTTTTTAATTTCTTTTTTTGTAACATTTTTTATAAATTTGTTTTGTTCTGATATTGGATCATCCCAATTAAGCATTTTTCCTAATGATTTATCCTCAATATCTACTTTATATAAATTACCAGTTGTTGCTTTTCCTGATTTAAGTAAATCAATTGCCTCTTGTGTATGTTTTTTTCCAAGTTCAGTAAGTGTAGATGACAAAGAATCTTCAAGTATTTCAATAGCTTTTTCAGGAGTTTTATACATTTTTAATGTGCTTGCTGCTGTTGCTTCAGCACCTCTACTTGGCATTTTATATGTTTGAGCAACAGATGGATGTTCTGCAAAATATAATCCATGACTATATACTTGATTTCCTTCACCAGTTCCAATTTTTGATAAATCAAATTTACCACCAACAATTTCATGTGGAGTTCCATGATAAGCAGTAATGTATTCACGAGGATCAATAGTGCCTTTACCAAATATGCCTGTGCCAGTTTCAATTTGACGAGCAATTTCTCTTGCACCAGCTTTAGCGCCAGTACCAATTGCATTTGTAGCAGTCTTTGCAGCAATAGGTAAATTAGGCAAGCTACCCAAAGGAGTCATCTCAGGAGCTAAACCTTGAAGCTTACTTGCATCCCATAATTCACCTAATACACCAGTTACATTGCGGCCTGTATTAAATTGTGCTGGATCTGGTTTGCGCCTTGATAATGCCATAGCAGTAGGAATGCTAGGATCAAAGATCTGTCCAGTTTGTCTATCAATTAATACTGCCATAATGCACCTCTAATAATTATATCGTTCTTTTAAAAAACGAATGGAAACAGCCATCTCGTCAAAACTTCCATCTCTAACATCGTGTAATACATAAAATCCACGATAATGTTCATTTCCTTGAGCGCCTAAATAGTTTTCATTATGCTCATAAAAACTACCGCAAATAATCGCAGTAATTTCTTTTCCATCTGCACGTTTTCCATATGCAATTTGTCTGCCTTGTTGATGACCAGCAAAACATGACATATGTTTTTTATTAATAAGTTGTTGAGCAGATCCTATTGGTCTGCCCATAGCCCCTGACGTAAAATAGTGCGAGTACGCTATTCCGTCTATGGTAATTACCTCTAGGAACGGTATTACTTCCCAGTCCTGATAAGGTAGATCATCGGTAGTAATAAGACCGTCAAGTTTACGATCTTCATTAATTGCTCTATCAATTCGATGTTCATGGTTACCTAGTGTTAAAACCATGCGAGGTTTATATTGTTTTTCTTTGTTACGTTTAGCTTTGGCATTAAACTGATATAAAGGTGTCAGCAATGCATCCATAGCCTCACGAGCAGCCCATAAATCTTTATTGTAGCTTCTACCCTCAAAAGATTTTAAACCCCTGTCATAAGTCGACAACGATTCCATGTCCGCGAAATCGCCTATGCAAATTATTGTGTCGGGCTTCTTTTGTACTATAAAGTTACCTAAGCACTTTAGGTATGTAAAATCGTTTCCATGCTTTGCTTGTACGTCTGGAATTACGACATGAGTAATTGGTTTTTTAGTTTCCATGATCTCTCATTAAGAATTAAAAAGTGCAGCCTCGTCTTTCCTGCGATTGTCTAATCCTTTCAAGACTTTACCACCAGCTTTATTATATTTGAGAAGGCTCTGTATAGCACCAACTTTATCGCCACGCAGAAGCGCCTGACGGAAGGTTGAGCGCTGTAGTGTACCAAGACCCAAGTTAAAGCTAAAACTGACAGCACAATCAAATTCACCTTGTGTAAGTTTGATAGGTATAAATTTGGCAACCCCACGCTCAAATCTTTCGACATCTTTAGCCAATAGTGAGTCAACTTCTTCTTTGCTCCATGTTCGATTATCTTGTGGTTTTAATGGATATGCCTTACGTTCACCCATAGGAAGTTTAGCTTGATCTGGGTACAACACATGGCCTACACCAATAGTCCATAATAATGCAGGGCATTGATACGGTTTATATCTTACACCTTCATGGTGCTTTAGCATATCAAGTAGTTTTTTACTTACCTTCACGATGTTTTTCCCATTGACGAGAACCAAAGTAGAAGCCAATGATTGATGACACAATAGCCATCTCATCATCGCTAAAACAGTTATTCATAGCAACAGTAAAGTCTACGCCTGTGTAGATAGCCCAACCTAAACCAACAATGTCTACAGCAACCAATAAACCTACAAACGTAAACGCAATATAAGGCCGTACACGAGCGTTTAAGTCTACTGTAGACTGAGATGCCTTGTCCATCATTTTCATGTCGTGTGCGTACAATGCCTCACGTTCCTGAGCGTATGTTTGCATCTCAATCTCATCTAACTTAATAGCCTCAATCTTTTCTTGTGATGCAAAGCCAGCAGCAGCCATAGCCATCTCACGTTCTGTTTGCAGCTTAGCCATAGCCATCTCATGCTTTTGGTCACCCTTCTGTTGAAAGAACCCTAAGATTGATGGTAGTGCAGATGATCCGATACCTAATAGACCTGATAAAATACTTAACATAAATTTTTCCTAATTAAAGATTTTTGCAAAAAACTTAATTACTTGATAATGGATTTGTAGTTGCTCGTTGTAGTGCCTTCATCTTAGCTTCGATGCCTTCACGAGTAGCCTTGACTTCTTCACGAACACCACCAAGTGCTGCTTGTGTTTCACGAGCGTTACCGTTAGCAATAGCCTTAGCTTCCATTGCTTCGCCCTTAGCTGTTGATGCTTTTTCTGATACAGACACCAACTGATTTGATGTAAGTACCATGCCATCCTTGATGTTGTTTACTGAGCTTTGTAGTCCAGCAAGTTGCGCCTTAGTTTCTGACAGTTCTCTCCGAAGTTCTGCATCATTGTATGGTGAATAATTTTCAACTAACTCAGTAATTTGGTTGTACTTCGTAATTGCGACGTAGGCTGTTCCACCTATCGCTGGCAATACGATTGAAAGTGTCAGCAGTATTGCTTTCGGTGATAAACTGGAGAAGGACTCCTTGATTTCCTCTAAGCTCATATGGTAGCTCCTGTGAATAATCTAATGCTATTTCTAGCTGTTGTTGTTGAAATGTAATAGGGTTGTTTAGTATCTCTAATGACATTACTAAACCAAAACCACCAACTAATTCTTTACCCTTTGGTACTTCTATTTTTTGTGGTGCTTCTTGTTTTGTTTCTGTTGTGCTAGTAGCAGTCTGTGATGATGACGTTGTTGCCGATGATGATGCTTCTACTTTCGGTGTTTCCGCTATGCCTGCAGGGGAGTCCATATTCATCACAGGTTGGGCTTCTAACACAGGAGTTTCCTGAGGTGTAGCAGACAACGGACTTATCGGACTGACAGGACTGCTCACATTCATTGGATTGCTGGTTGTCATCTGACAACTTCTGCTTATCTCTGCCCACGCTCCAAAAATAGGTTGACCGTATGGATCTGGACATTGTGATTGCCTTTGCTCTGTAATTGAACCTGAGTAACCTTCGCTACAGGCTACTTGTCTTTCTTCAACGCTTGTTTGACAAGTTGGGGGATTTGGCGAGCAATTGTTAGAAGTTGTTGTCCAATCTGTCCATTGATTATTACTGCACGTTTTAGTACGAGTTTGATTGATTGCACCACTATAATTAGGTTCGCAAGCAAGGCTTTGAAATTCGACAATATCTTGACAAGGCGGTTCAGGTGGTTGGCCGCACTCAGGGATACTTGGAAAAATACTACACGCAAGTTGCTGACAAGATTCCATAGTTGTGTTGTAAGCCACGCCCAAAGACGAGTAAACAGGGATGCCATTTTGCCACTCAGTTGCATAACAATACGCATATGCATTACTCCTTATTAATAATAGAACTAGTAAAAGTAAAGTTTTTACCATATAACTTTTCAAACCATTCTGGATGAAGTTTAAACCATGCTCTCCTTGCTGCATCGCCTACAGCACCACCAATGGGACAAGGCGAACCGCTCATCTCCATAGCTTCCCATACAGAATGATCTGCAGAACAGGCAACTGAAACTGCTGCAACCTTTAGACCGCTATCGTGTAAGAATTTTGACCATTTTAGTTTTACACAGTTTGTGTCCGTAATCATTGTGCCACCAGCAAAAGAAAACACGCCACCGTTAGCTGCTGCTGATACACCAATACCGCAGACATCTTGTGAGAATGCAGACATAGATGGTGACATAGCGCTCGGAACTGGCTGGCCTTTGTAGTTAATGGTTGTATCTTCTGCGAAAACATCGCGACACACGAAAGAATAAACAATGACATTTAGCAGCAGAAGCCACCATATTAAGTGCTTTTTAATCATTAAACTCTGGCCTTTCATTAATTTGCATTGCTAAACCCATTCCGTTATCCCAGAGGCATACTTCTTTTCCGTCATCCAAGAATATGACAAGTTCATCATCAAAGATTGCTACCTCTTCGATAGTCCTACCTACCATGCTCTCGAAGTATTCTTGAGCTGTACCTCTAAGTTTGTGAACGGTCATTAGGCATCTCTATCAAAACGCCCTCATCAATTAGCTCAAGTGTCAGCTCATTGTCGGCAAGGCATAGGTCACAGGTATTTTCATCGCCCTCAACATTGATGATGAAGGCCGTATTACATTTATCGCATAACGTTATACGATTAATAAAAGATTGTTTCACAATTTAATATTCCATCCGTGTGATGCAGCCCATAAGTAAAATAACGCTGCTAAACCCATCGAAGCAAGTCCCTTGACAGTCAGCTTGCCTACTGCTGTAAACTGCTTGTCTAGCCACTCAGAAATAGCTTCCTTGATAGCTTGCTTGTGTATTTCTTTCTGTTCTTCTGGAGTCATATTATTGGCCGCCTTGTAGTGCTGTTAATTCTCCTAGCAGCCCACCATAGGTTGCAGGATTTGTTGCAATGCCGCCTCTACCACCAGACTGCATCATCTGTAGAATTTTTGACTGCTCTAAAGCGTTTGGATTAAATAATCTTTGTTGCATAATTGCAGCAACGTCTGGTCTTACTCCACCAGCTCTTGATGCGCCTTGACGAACTGCTCTCATGGCTGCACCACCAAAGTCACCTCTAGCAACGTCAGTCATCATTCCAAGATCTTCTGTGATTGTTGCACGTTCTTGTGTTTCAGATCCGCCACGAACCTTCTTGTATGTCTTCATCAATTCGCCTTGTGCATCGACTTGACGTACAAAGTCTTTATATTGTCCTTCAGAATCAAAGGCATATTTTAAAGATTCTTTTTGACGTTCTGATTTGAATACCAAGCGAGTTGGATCGCCACCCTTGAATTTTGACATCTTATCCTTGATGTCTGAAAGCATACCAACACGGAAAGATTCTTTTTCTGCTGGAGTCATCTTTTTAAGCTTGGCTGCAAGCTCAGATGTTTCCATCTTCATGTAATCTAAGCCATCATTGTAAGATGATTTTAGTTTTGCAATGTCTGCAAACTTAGCGTTAGCGTTGGCGTAGTCTTTATTGTAGTATTTAATGATGTCATTAAACTCTTTTTTGATCTTAGCAACGTCTGAACCGTATCCAGACATCTTGCCAGTTAGCTTGTCTGTTTCTTTTTCAATTACGTCATCAAGCCCCTTCTTAATTTCATGAAGGATCTGAGTATTGATATATTGAGCGTTACGAATTTGATCTAAAGCTGGAAGTTTTTGGCCATATACATCCGCACGTTTTACTGCCTCGTCATATGCTTTAGCAAAGACATCACGGTCAACGTACTTTCTGAATGGTGTAGCAGGTAAGTCTTTTGCGTATGCTTTAGGGTACGCTTTCTTAGCAGCAGCATCTTGTGCATCAGCTAATTCTGTTACATAGTCAAAGCCAAATTTACCTTGTGATTTTACACCAGATTTCTCTTCTAAGCCTTTAACTAAATTGTTAGCAAGCTCTTCTTGTCTGCTATCTAAGAATTTAGCAGTTGCTGTCTTTTGTGTGCTAGGTACGATGTATGATGCATAGCCAGCGCCACGCAAGTTCTCACCAATATCAGCAATAACTGGGCTAGGAACGCCAAGTCTACGATATTCATCAAGCATCTGAGTTACTTGATCTGGTGTTAAGTTTTCTTTCTCAAAGTATTCTTGTAGCTTGCGTGTAGCAACTTTATTTGCGTTAGTAAAGCCAGCAGCATCAAAAATATTTCTGATAGCAGTACCGCCAAGCTTAACAGCAGCAGGAACTGTAGCACCTAATGCCAATCCAGCAGCCCCATAACCAGCAGCAGATGCAGGAATATCACCCATCTCTGGAGCAACACCAGCACCTGTAACAGCACCTGTGCCAGCGCCAGCAATAGCACCAGCTTTACTTGCACCTAAGATACCTTTACCAGCCTTAATAGCTGTACCAGCAGCGCCAATAGGCAATCCTAATCCACCAACAATTTCAAGTCCAGTCTGTGTAACTGGATAGTCTTCACCAAATTGTTTTTGTTGCGCTCTTAAACGATCACGGATTGTTTTGTAGTCTTCATCACTAAATGGCGCACGAATGCCAGCTTCAATCTCTTCACCAAAGCCCATGCCTAGACCTTGACCAATTAAAGCACGAGCGGCCTCAGCACCACCACTATATGGAACTCCATCTAGTGAGGCATTTTCTGCTGCAATTTGTTCTGGTGTAAATCGTTTTGTTGTAACTGGAACTGTAGGGGCATTAACTAAATAACCCTCTGGAGTTCTGGTAATACTTTCATCTACAGGTTGATCTGTATCCCATCCCATAATAACTCCTAGTCTTTAGTCTTTGTCATTGTTTGGCCAGTAACGCCATTAATATAAGTGCTGCCAACTGGCAATTTCTTGTAGTCTGCACTCTTGTCAGTAAATATTACTGGCATAAATTGCGGAACTGGCACTTGCTCTGGAGCTGAATAGCCACGATCTTCTGTTAAACCGCCAGATTTTCTGCGTGAAGTAACAATTTGATTCTGCATAGCAACAGCTTTGGCATTAATATCACGAATTTTTTGCAATGATCTAATAGCATCTTGCGTACTGCGAGCGTTTGTAAGCTCATTTGCCGCACGAACTGCATCACTTTCAGTTTGAGTACCCTTGTTAAGACGCAATGTGTCATTAACAAGTTTAATTCTAAATTGATTGAAATCATTGTATGCAAGAACTTCTGGAGATGTTGATCCAAGTGCTGATTGAGTAGCCAATTGAGCATTCTTGATTGGACTAAACTCAAGCTTAGAAGAAATAAGAGATTTAATTTGTGAATCAACTTGGTTAGCCAACCCTGCAGCTTCATAAGCAGAAGTAATGTTTTCGCTTTCAAGTTTAAGCGCACCTGCTGGCAATACTTTTTGATCTTTTCCTGCAGCAAGTTGTTTACGCAAATCAAGATTACCTTGAGCAATTTGCTGGTTAAATTGTTGTTGAGATATTTGACCAGCTATTAGTTGTTCTCTTAAAGCAAATTGACGATCAGCTTCTAATTTTCGTGCTGTTGCAGTATCTTGACGATTAATGTAACTATCTTCTTGTTTAGCTAAAATTTCAGAATATTTATCTGCTTTTTCTGGATCAATAGTTCCACTTGCATATGATTTTTCATATTGTTTTGCTAATGTTTGCACTTGTGGGTTAGTAGCTGTTTGCGCCCATACTGTAAATGGATTGTCTACTTGACCAGTTTGTAACATACCAGCCTTGCGTAACGCAGGAACTAACTCAGCGCTTGTCTTCAATGTAGCTAATGGATCTTTAGATAAACCAGCCATACGTTGCACAACAGCCATGTCAATAGTACGCTGTTCTGGAGTTACCAATCTGCGAGTAGGATCAGGCATTACTTGTTGCAAACCATATTCTGGAGCAACAGCACCTTCTGCTGCAGGTTTAGGAATGCTGTAAGGTTGACCTTGAACTTCTTCATATTGTGCAGGAACTGTCTTAATTAATTGTGGAGCCAGAGCTTCCATCTCTGTTTGTCTGCGTAACTCACGATCAGCTAAAGCTCGCTGACGTTGCATCTCATCAATCTTAGCCTTTGTTTGGTAGTCTTCAATTGCGCCAGAATAAACGCCTTGAGCGCCTTGAATGCCAGCTTGTGCTGCACCAGCCAAGATACGACCTAAGCCTAAGTTTTGATTCTTAGGCATCGCAGCATAACCAATTAATGCATTGACAAGGCCAGTACCAATTGATCGCTTTTGTAGATCTTCTGTTTGTTTAGCTCCTAAAAGACCTTCCATGTAAGAAGGCGGTGTAGTGCCTAGAGCGCTACCAAGTAATCCTAAAAAATCGTTTGCCATTTTGTTTCCTTACAATAGAGAGATACGTCTTTGTTCACGAGGCTTAACACTTGCCAATAATGCCATAACGTCTGTGCCTTGTGGAGCTTGACCACGAGATACGCCGCCAGATGGTGCTGTAGGTAACGGTTTGCGTTGAGAGTATTGATTCATGATTGATGATGCGCCAACTAAGTTTTGAACATTAGCGTATGGTTTAATTTTATCTAACAAAGACTCTTCTGGAATGCCTACATCCTTAATAACTTCATTTCCAGAAAAGAATGGAGTCTGCTGTGAACTTGCTCCAATGTTAGCTACTGGATTAAAGTTAGTGCTACCAATAAAACCTTTGTCAATATATGACTCACTTGCATTTAATGCATCATCATATAAGCCAGTATATGGGTTAAATGATTGAGCTACAGTTGGAACTGCGCTTGCTGATGCAGCATAATTAGCAGCCATTTCTGTAGGTAAATAAGAAGCTACAGGAGTTGCGCTACCGTATCCAAAACCAACTCCTAGTTCAGAAGCTGTAGGAACGGTTGAGGCACTTCCCAATGTTACTGGAGTTGCACCTGCTGCAATATTTGGAGCGCCAGTTTTAGCTACCTCAGCAGCACCTCCGCCCCATGCGCCTGCTGGAAGGTTTCCAAACAGACCACCAGTAGCGCCACCAATAGCAGCGCCTTTAATTGGATCTTGTCCAGTAAGCAATCCGCCAAGTGCGCCTAAGCCAGCTCCCCATAACAATGGTGCAAATTGAAACATATTAAGCCCCTTTCAACTTGCCAACTACAAAGCAAGTAGGTTCGATGATTGCACGATAGATGCGGCCTAGTGTGTCACGCTTACCGTGTTTTTGTTTCCAGATGTCTGCAGTACGATGACGAGCAATGTGTTCAAGTACGTTACGAACTGCTGTGCGGATAAAGTTTTGATTCTTAGCGTAAGCAAAGAAAATGATTGGCATGAAGACTGTATGATAACCTTTCTCGTACGCTGGATGCAAGTCTTTAGATTGTGCAAGCCATATTTTTTGACGGAAGCTACCAAATCCATATACATGATTCATTGCTGTACATACGATTTTGCCACCGCCAGATTGCGTAGTAGTTGACACAGATCCTTGTGGAGCGCCATAAACGCTTGACAAGAATGTTTGTAGCTTGGCGTAAGGTTTATTTTGCTCAAAGTTAAAGCGATCAATGTCAGCTTGTAGTGCAGTCTTTTGATATTCTTCTTGAGCCTGACCAGTTTGCAACAATTGATTAATGTCATTGTAATCAGCTTGTGCCAATGTTGGTGCGTATTGAGCTGCCTGATTTTGCATAGCACGTTCACCAGCATAGTTTTGGTATGCCAATTCACCGTATTTGTTAGCCAATGTGTTAGCAAGTGTTGTCGCTGCACGATTTTGCAAGTCTGCAGATACGTTTGAACCATAACGGCCAGCCAATGCTGAAGTACCTTGTGCCTTTGCAATTGCATCATTATATACTTGTGTAGCACCTTGAGATGCACCAGCTAATGCTTGATTGAAGTATGGATTGTTTTGTAGGTAAGCTCCGCTAATTACATCCTGTTGTTGACCTTGTGCTGCAGGTAACAATGGATTGCCAGCAATTGCACGATTCTGTGCTGCTGTTAGGGCTTGTTGTGTTTGTTGTGATGGGCTTACATATGTTTGGCCAGCGTAGTATTCTGGTGAGTCTGTTTGGTAAAGCTTCTGGGCTTCTGTAAGACCATAGCTTACATATGGAGCTAATAGAGGATCAATGCCCTGTTTTGTTTCAGAGCTGCCACCGCCACCGCCACCTTTAAACTTCTTACTTTGTTCAGCCCATGAATTAGCATTGCCATGCAAAATTGGATTGTAATGTTTCATGATATTTTGTACTCCACGATTATGTACCTATTCTCAAATCCAAGCTTTCTTTTCCAAAGCCTAGCAACTGATTCAAAAGCTGCACCTTGTACCTTAGTGCCGCCACTTGCCTTCACCCAGTCCTTAAACTGATTAAATGCGTTTACGTCTGTCTTACCGCCTATTCCTGTCATGAACGCTATACGCTCATTAGGATGATTAATCCACTCAACTGTAAATGCTGTCTGGATCTTGTTCTCTTCATCAACTAAAACTAATAATACCTGTCTGCCTTCAACTAGCATTACTTTTAACTGATCTAGGTTATATTCGCCAGCAGAATGCACCATAGCACTTGCCAACATATGTTCTACTTCACCCCAAGTCTGTTGAATATGAGTAGATGGAACTATTCTTAAATTTAACATTATCCTACAACTAAGTATTTGTAAGTCTTATCTGCAGTATCGTTAGCAAAGTGAGATACTGTTGCCTGACCTTTTGTTTGTGAACTAATGTAAAT